CCGCGCGAACGGCATAGGTGTGGGGCGTCACCAGCTCACGCGCCCGCTGGGCGCATCGAAGGCGCCAGTCGGCGTCGTCGAGTGCCCGCCGGACGATTTCATCAAGCTCGTCCGGCGAAGTGAAAGTGGGGATCGACTGTTCGACGAAACCGAAGATCTCGCTCAACTCCAGGCGTGCTTCGGACGTCTGGAAGACGCCACACGCCGCCAGTTCGAAGGTGCGCGGATTGGCGCTCTCGGCGCCGCTGCGGTGGTGCACGTCACGCCCATAGCGGACGCTGCTGCGGTACAGGTTCAGGCCGATCTTGGCGCGGCGGTAGAGCTTCAGCGCTTCGCTGTTCGGCACGATAGGACCGCGCACGTACTGACGTAGCTTGTGGCGCGAGCCGAGCAGCGCCCACTCGCCGTACAGGCCCAGGTCGATGCCGCTCCAATCGACTGCCTCGAGCATCTGGATCCGCTCGATAAAGCCGGTGCCGACGAAAACCACGTCGTGCGCCAGCACCTCGGGGTCGTCCTCCACCTCCGTGTTGTGGGCGGGTGGCCAGTAGGCATGCGGAAGGTAGCCCGCGCGCAGCGTGCGAGCGCTGGTGCGCTCCATCGTCCAGCACCAGTCCACCATCTGCGCGACGCGGAGCTGTGCAAGATCTTCGTACGGAGACTCGGTGAAGATGCACGCGGTCTTCAGGCCGGCGCGACGCATGAGCACCAGCACATCCGGGTGCAGGTACATCGCCGAGATAACCAGTACCCAGTCCACCTCGAAGCGCAGCGCCATCTCCAGCGCCTCGATGCCTGCGCGGTACAGCGTGTCGCCCCAGGTCGGACGCTCTTCCGGCAACTTTCCGCGGCGACGCCACTGGTAATCCAGCCAGCGCTTGGCCGTCACCAGCCGCGCCTCCAGCGCGTACAGCTTGAGGTCCACGCCTGCCTGCCGCAGGGCAGCCGCGTAGCCGTCCTCGACGTCGCGCGTGGAGGTCGCGGTGCCGGCGCCGACGAGCAGGATCTTCATCAGGGTACCCACACCTCGCTGATGACCAGCGTTGTGGTTTGCACGTCCTGAACTTGCGCCGAGGTATTCTCGTAGCCGAGATTCACGGATTGATTGGGGCCGATATTGAGCGCGGCGGAGATGCTCGCCGTGGCCACCCCGGCCTGGTCCACCATCGGCACATTCAGCACCGGCACGCCGCTGATGACGAGCACGCCCAGCCCACTGGCCCCCTGCGCGACGCTACGGCTGAGCGCAACGGAACCCTGAACCTGATAGGCGCCGACGCGATTGCAGGTCACCGGCGCACCGAACCAGAAATGCGAGCCCGTCAGGGTCGCGCCTGCCTGAGGGATGTACCGCTGCTGGCCCGGCAACACGGCATTTGCCGGTTGCGTGCTGATCGTCGCATTGACCAGTGGGGTCTGGCGCGTGCACGTACAACCAATAAGGAGGTCGTGCTGGCGGTACAGGCTGTCCACCATGGCGGTGTGATCCAGCGGCGGCACGCCCGGTCTGATCAGAAGGGTCGCGTTGCGCGTGGTGCCGTGCACGCAGGTTGCCGTGCCCGTCCAGATCGTTGGCGCGGTCTGAGCAAAGCTGATGCTGATGACGGTGCCAGCTTCGGGCACGACGATCATGGCTTTCTCGCATCGAGGCCGAACTGATACCAGCGCGGGGTGCTCAGTCGCGGATCCTCCAGTCGGTCGATCTCGCCAGTGACGACGAAGCCGGCGCGCTCCAGTGCTCGCCGTAACGAGTCCTCGTCGTACATCCACTTGTGGTGGGAGGGCTGGATGGTCGAAAAGATCAGGTAACGACACAGCCCGTCCACGTCGTTGGTCAGGTCGTGATTGCCGTCTGACCACGCGAACGGCGCGAACTCGTTTTTGATGTAGCGCCGGCAGATCTCGAAGAAGTCCGGCACCACCACGCCCAGCGTCCCGCCGGAGCGCAGCACGCGGTGGCACTCGCGCAGCAACTCGCCACCCTCCTGCTCGCCGAGGTGCTCAAGGAAGTGCCCCATGTAGATCTCCTCGACACTGGCGTCGGGCCATGGGACGGGCGGCACGCTCATCACCGTGTCCACGTTGCGGTATGCAAAGGCGTCAACGTTGACGAACCCTGACAGCGAGTATTCCCCGCAGCCGAGGTTCAGCTTGAGCGTGCCAACCGTCACCACCATACGTGCTCCTGATCTGGGCGGGCGATGGCGATCATCTCGTCACGCCAGCCGACATCGCCCTCGGCGAGCTTGTACGCATGTTCCGCCGCGTCGAAGTCACCCTCGTAGCGCAGCCCCCACACCACCTCACGCGCGATCTCGCGCGGCAGCACCAGACAGTCGGCGTCGATGTTGGCGATGACCAGGTGCGGCGTGCGCCAGACCGTCTCGCGCCATGGCGTCATCACGCGAAAGAACAGCGGTCGCTTGCGCTTCTCCTGCACCAGCGCCAACCAGATAGTGTCCACGGCACCGGCGGTCAGGATGTTGTCGTCCTGCGAGAACGCCACCCACTCGCCCTGCGCCGCGCGTGCGCCAAACGAGCGCTGGGGCTGGCCGTAGCAGTTCACGCCCCCGTTGTGCTCCAGCCACTTCGCCTTCAGACGAAAAGCTTCGACGTCCTGGCGCAGAAGCTGGAAACGCATGTCGTCGAAGTTCTGGCCGTAGGTGTCGGCGACCACCAGCACCTCGACATCGGGTGTGCCCTGCTGCTCGCGAATCGAGCACAGCGTCCGCAGCAGCCCGCCCGGTCTGCGTCCGGAGGTGGGTATGACCACACTGAGCCACGGCACGCTCACGTCATCACCTCGCAGCGCATGCTCGCCGCCAGACAGCGCAGCCCGGCGAAGTCGGTCAGGCCGTACGTCGCGCCGCCGGTCAAAATCGCGTAGTCCACACAGCCGCCCAGGCTCTGGTCTCGCTCAACAGCAGCTTTCACGCTGCGCCGACCGACTGGTGCGATGTACGGATTGAGTTGCGTCTGGGCGCGTTGGAGGCCAGGACGAATGTCCACCAGCACCCAGATGTCGAAGTGGTACAGCGTGCTTGTCTCGTCGCAGCCCTCGGAGAAGGTCGCGTCGTATGTCAGGTCCACCAGACGCGGGTAAGCCGTCGGGAAGTTCGGCTCGTCCGGCTCTGTGGCGTGCGCGCGCAGGCCGTCAATGCTCCCCAGCGCCTGCTTCAGCGCCGCCAGCACCTCATCGAGTGTGGGTGCGCTCATGTCAACTCCTGCCCAGCGATGCTCGCGGCGACGCGCCGTCCGGTCGTGCGGAAATTGCCCAGAATGGCATCCAGGCTGCGGTAGTAGGCAGGCCGCATGTACGGGTTCGGGGCAATGCCCCGACGCCGGATGGCAATCGCCAGCCCAAAGGCGCGACGGCGGATCTGCTGTTCGGTGACATTCCGTCGGGGCGTGCGCTTGTTCGTTGGCACAAGCTCGCGCTCGAAACCAGCCAGCACCCCCTGGCGACCGACCAGCGCCGGTCGCCAGTGGCGCTGCACCCAGCCGAGGAGGGCGTCAACCGGGGGCATCCGTGCGCCGATCTTTCGCCCGAACTCGACGGGTGCGCCGTACTGGACACTCGGGCCGATCTGCCCCTGGATCGCGAGGCCGCTGCCCACCACCTTGCTGGTGATGCTGCTAGCTAGCCGGCGCGTGTCGCGGACCGCCAGTGATCGCGCTTCCGCTTCGACGGTCAGCACCGACTTCTGCATCGCCGTGCGGATCTCGAACGTCATGAAGAACGGGACACGGTCCAGACGGTCGATGGCGGTCTGAATGTCAGTCACACGATCACGTACTGCGGACTCTGGGTGTCAGCCCTGTACTGGTTGAGCATCTGTGCAACGTCGGGGTCGGTCTGCTGCAAGTAGCCGAGTTGCCCCATCTGCGGGCCCTCCCAGATGCCGAAGGGCGCGCTGGGACGACGCAAGTAGCGATTGGCCAGGAGGATCTCGGCCATCTTGACCGGGAAAGGCGGCGTGTCTGCAATGGGCCAGCCCCATGTACCAGTGACGCGGACCTGATAGCCGGGCCAGAAAGCGTATGGCGCGGTGGGGCGCAGGCGAATTTGCGTGTAGCCGCCCTCGA